TCTCAACAGCTTGTTACCTCATAACGAGACACCATGCAGAAAAGCTTATAAGACTCCATTGTAGAGGTGACAAGTTCAAACTGGATCAGGATGTAAGACCTAGAGCTGTTGCGGATGATCTCATCTATAACTCTGGAAATACATACGCCATCCCACTTCTCCTGTATAGGATTGAGTTCGAATCAAGTATTCATCAGGTTCATGTAGATGTGTTCCATAAAGGTAACCATCAATCACAACTGAACTACTGGTCTAACACTGGAGCTCAGATGTCCATTGATGACTTGATGAACTTTGATCCATACTTAGGTAGAATCAGTGACCCATCTGGTGCTAAACCACCAGAGGGTTGACATACTTTCAAAAATCTGTTAGTATAAATACTTAACCTTTTGCATTCTTTTAATATTGTTGCAAAGGGTTACACAAAACAGGGACACGTCGAGTCCCTTATCATCCGTGGGTTAATACTCCACGAGACAAAATAGAGGTAAACTAATGATCAAATCTGTATTCGCCGCAGCTGCTGCTGCCGTCGCTTTTGCCCCCGCTGCTGCCCTTGCAGGTCCCTACGTTAACGTAGAAGCTAACTCTGGTTGGACTGGTTCCGATTATGAAGGAACCGCAACCGATCTGCACGTTGGTTACGAAGGCACTTTCTCTGAGGACGTTTCCTACTACGTCCAAGGTGGTGCTACCGTAGTTAGCGAAGATGGTTCTGACGCCGACACCGTTCCTTCTGGTAAGGCCGGTCTGGGTGTTGCTCTGTCGGAAGACCTGAGTGCCTATGGTGAAGTCTCCTTCCTTGGTTCTGGTGACTCCGAAATCGATCGTGGTTACGGCACCAAACTGGGTGTTAAGTACACCTTCTGATTTCTGAAATCAGTGGTATAATATGGGGGAGGGCAACCTCCCCTTTTTTATTGCTTACTATGAAAAAAATTCTTATTGCATTAATCCCATTTCTCCTAGTGGGATGTGGTGGAGAGAAGGCTCCCGAAATTGATTACTCGGCTATGAGGGTTCAATGCGAAAAGGAGTCGGGATTCTCGGGGTCAAGTCAGCTTGTTCCCGAGACTGGAACCGTCTTTGTATGGCGTGCAGACGGTGAGATGGTGGCTGAATGTCAAGATGGTGTCCTAGTTGGCATTCTTGAGTCGGGTAATCATCCTGGTGACAAACTATAATGTCAGGGGGCACTCACAAGAGTGTCCTTTTTTGTGTTGACTGTTCTTTACATTTCCTATATAATTATGTAATAATTCTTAACACAGATTATGACAGTAACAACTAATGAGCATGGACAACAGAACATGTGGGCAAAAGAACCCCGTATGTACGTTGATCCATCAGCAGCACTGGAAACCCAGTGGGAAAGAGCAGAGAAAGCAAATGGTCGTTGGGCAATGATGGGTATCGTAGCTGGTTTCCTGTCCTATACCTTCACAGGAAACTTCTTCTTTGGCATTTTCTGATGACTTGACAAGTGACTTCACAATTCTTATAATTAGTAGGAACTTATACTCAAGTCATGTCAAGTTTTAAAGTCACACTCGTCAGTCCTGATGGTTCCGAGAACACCATTGAGTGTCCTGACGATCAATACATTGTAGATGCTGCTGAAGAAGCAGGTATTGACATTCCATACTCCTGTCGTGCTGGTGCCTGTTCAGCATGTACTGGAAGACTCGTTTCAGGCTCGGTTGATCAAGAAGATCAATCATTCCTCGATGATGAACAGATTGAAGATGGATTCGCACTTCTCTGTGTCTCCTATCCTACTTCTGATGTAGTCGTTGAAATCGAACAAGAAGAAAATCTTTAGGAGAAAACTAATGAACGAAAAAGCAGAACGTATTAATGGTTGGGCAGCAATGCTCGGCATCGTAGCAGCCATGGGATCCTATGCTGTTAGTGGTCAAGTTATTCCTGGTATTTGGTGATGGGCTTCGGCTGGGTCGCAATAATTTTGTTTGGCGCTTTCTTTATCGCCTCACAAATGGGTGAAGACGACAATGATGATAATGGTCCTGGTGGAAAACTTCAACCAGTTTATGTCAAGAAATAGTAAATAGGAGGGTATTGACCCTCCTTTTTTATGCCAAGGATTCCTACTCCTGTCATAAGGACTATACCACCTCCTGTGGTTTCAACTATTGAACCTGTTGATCCGGTGATAAATTTGGTGCCTCCTCCTGTGGTGAGAGGTTTAGAACTACCTATCATCAATGTTCCTAACCCCACTATAGACTACCCCATCATTGAAGTACCAACACAGGAAGAGTTTGATGAGGTAGTGGGTGGTGGAAAAGATAATCAACCTGAAGAAACACAAGATACAAGAGACTTAACACCCCCATCTGTACCAGAACAACCTGTCATTGATGTAGGTGGTGTAGAGATACCTATACCTGAACCAGGACCACTAGTGGCTGCAGGATCCCTTGCAGTGGTAACCACTGCTGTTACTCTTGCTTCGACCATTGTATTTGGCCAACTCAAATCAGCAGCAGAACCTTTGGTTAAGCAGATGCTTAAACCAAAGAAAAAGAAAATTAAAATTAAATCTGTTAAGCCCGTACTACACTTTGTACCTAATGAGGATGGAACTACTCAGTTGATTCAGTATGGTGCAAAGGGTATGAAAGTATTAGAAGGATCCATCGAAAAGTTAGAGCAATATTTGAGGGACCAAGTTGATATCGATTCATTGTGGGAATATGATAATAAGGTGATCATTGATGAAGAGCTGAAGAATCAAATGACCAAGGATGGTATAAAAAGATTCAAGAAATACATGGTACCACCCAAGGCTATTGCTAAAAAACTTGCAGCTAAGTTCAGTATCTAGAAAATTTACTAGGGACTAATTGCCATGCCATCTTATCTCTAAGGGCATTAATTCTTTCCTCATCATACTTCTGAAACTCACCCTTCTTCTCCACCTTCTTGTAGTAGTGAAGGGCGTTGAGGATGATAGTGTAATCCTCCATATCTAATTCAAAATTCATAGGATGATTGCTCCAATGATGAGTCCTTTAAAGAATGCAATCCACATAACTCCATAGTCAGAGACATCAAACTTCTGTTGGAATTTGTAAATCCAAAACTTGTGTCTTTCTTTTAGATTCTTTTTCATACCATTGTTCCTTTTAGTCTTCTGATTTCTCTTAGTTCTTCAAAGTCTTTCTTCTTAGTGCCGCCATCATAACTCCAGGCATATCCCTCGTCAATCATTTGTTCGTTGAGGGAGAGCTCTTCGGTTCCGACGTAGAGCCATCCCAATAGACGGCCGTATTTGCCAACACCCCCAACCAACTCAGTACGAATAACGAGATCATCGTCACCAGATATCGCACCTTCGAGTTTCTCTTTGAGCCAATTGGTTGCATCGATTCCTAACTCCTTTTCTTCCAGGTCGCGTGTTCTTTTCTCCGGCGTATCAACTCCTGCAACTCTAACTCTTTCTTTCTTGTATAGATCAAAGCCGAGATCAATAGTAACGTCAATAGTATCACCATCTAAGACTCTATTGATCTCCAAACAACGAAAGTTGTAGCAGCTCTTCCTGCTCGGTGGCGTCATGGCTCCCATCTAGAGTCTCCCTATAGGCTATCATCATTATGTAGTAGATGTAGTATGTAACTCCTGCTAAGAGGAGTAACATCATTATAAAGATACTCCAGACGGGTTCAGTCACTTGATGAATCCCTCATCAATAAGATATTGTCTGGTCAAAGGAGTGGGTTCATAACCAGGTTGGTCCCACATGGCACCAGTAGCACATGCATTAAGTGCATCTACTGTCATACCCTTTGTCTTACCAGCCCACCAGGCTTCAGCTTCCCATGGTACCACGTTCTCAGCATAGGTTCTTTCTGCCAACTCACGCCAGATCATTGGAACTTCATTCATAGGTTTGATGACAGCAATGACTGAGTTGTCAATAGAACCAGCCATACAATCCTGAGCTGCATGCCATCCTTCATGCCTCATAACACTGATGAGAGTGGCTGGTCCTGCCATATAGATTTCATTCAGGAAGAAGTTATTACCCACTGTGTGATACACACCTCTATGGTTGGGTGGGAAATACTTATCTGGTGCAATGAATACTTTGATACCAATCTTATTGAATGCAGTAAGGAGATCTTCAATCTCTTCTCCCACTACATTATAGTTTGTGTCTGGGTAGATGTTTTGAAAGTCACTGAGAGTCTTGATTTGTCTTACGTTATCAACACACTCTCTCAACAACATACAACCCATGGCATCATAGGTCTTGTATCCTCTGGTGATGTTATCATCATTCGCCATCACTGGTGTGCTAGTCATCAATCCAGCAAGGATGCATAGAAATAATTTTTTCATGATCATCGTTTAGTAGGCCAAGTGTTCTCCATTGCTAGTACAAGCATTACTATGAAGAATATAATGTATATAGTGCTTATCATAGAGATGGTTTTGGTTCAGGTGGAGGTGGTGTAGGTGGTTGAGCAACTATAATGTCAGAACAAATACTAGCGTAGGGTGAGTCAGGATGGAACTGGATCCCAGACTTCATCGCTTCACCACATCTAAGTAGTCTAACAAGTTCAAAGTCGAGACGTGCTTTGTCTGCCTCTGCCTGGTTCCTTGCTATCTGAGCCTCAGCTGCTTCCTTACATTGTTCAGTTAATGAACCATCAAGAGGGAAGTTAAATCCCATTGTGATTCCAATGTTACCACTTCCGGTTTCGAAAGAGTTGGGGTCCCAGTTATAGTTTCTACTTCCAAGAGCGAAAGGAGAAAATGACAGTGAGGGTCCTTGACACTGAATACCACCACCATAAGTATTGACAGAAAAAGGACCCTGCAACACCTGCACAGCCTGGTTTGTGACATTACCAGTAGCAGAAGCTGAGGGTCCAGCGATATTAGAAACAGGTGCCTCTTGTGATAACACAGGAGTAGTAAAGAATACTACTGCGTAAAGACACTTAGAGAGGTTGTAAAAGAGTCTGTTATGATAGTTCGTTCGATCCATGTTTCACTTGCAATACCAGGGCCAAGATATGATTCACTAAACTGAAAGGGAGCTCCCTGAGTTTGAATTGTGTAATTCGCACCTAATTCTGGATTGGCAGGTATATTTATATTAGACCCGGTTACAGTGTAAGATTCACCAGTTGAGTATTCGATTGAACGTATTGATTCAACAACCTCAGTTCGAGATGTTGTTTCAGATGTAATTGTACCCCTTGTAAAATTAGGAACCACGGGTGCCGCTAGGGCTGGTGTTGATAACCCTAGCAAACATAGAGTTGCTAGGATATATTTCATTGGAATACACTCATTTCAAGTGTTCTCTGAGCAATACCAGTTGTTCCAGCACCACCAGCAGTAACAGTAGGGACACCATTGAGAGAAAGAGTTCCCGCAAGTGTATCAGCATCACCAGCGATTTGAGTAAGAGAATCACTGTAAAGATTAGGTGAAGCGATGCTTCCTGAAGCCACAGTTTGAGATGTCACAACAGTATCACCAATAGTAGAACTCTCAGTGAAATTGAAAGTAGCTTCATCAGTACCAATATCATAACTACCAGCACTAATAGTTGCTGGTGCTGTTGCTGAACCCCCTGTTAATCCACCTAAAGTAGTTACAGATATGTTTGTTCCAGATACACCATAGGAAGAACCTATGCGAGTAGAATCAATTGCAGTTCCTTGGACAGTCAATTGAACAGAGTCTGTAATACGGGAAGTAATCTCCCCTGCCATCGCTGGCATTGTAAATAATAAAGAAGAGGAGGCAAGAAGTAGAAATTTCTTCATTGACTCAATCCTTTAATTGCCTACCTATTTAGAAAACTTAAAATTACCTGAGAGGTTTGGTAGCCATGCAAACATTAATCAATGTCTTAGCACTAAGTTCTTTTGTTGTATCAGCTGCTGCTGTCACAGGAGGAGTTTATGTCTATAGTAATAAGGACTCCATCATTGAGTCAGTAAAACAAAACATAATGGGTGAATTGTTACCTGGCGAACTTCCAGGAGACTTAAATAGTATACCTTCAGTTGGTGAAACCCCAACACTATCCGTACCACAATTTTAATCTATGGAATCCGATAAACCAATTTCAGATTTTAGTTTGAAGAGAGAAGAATGTCCTAAGTGTGGAGCTGTCTGGTTAAACGGGCAACACACTTGGGCAACAGGAGCTAAAGGAGATGAAGAGTCACTAGCTAATCTAGTGTGTTCTCAGACACCACAAGTTCCTGGTTGTGTGAATAAAAAATTTAAGAAGGGTCACATCTATGGTGACAAAGAGACGTGGGAAAAGAGATCTAAATTTATCGATAACGAACTTCCGAAACTGATTGAAGATGCCACGAGGGAATTTAGAGAAGACTGATGTTGAATGGAAAATCTATCAGTTGATGGCTCAACTTGATGAGGCACCTTATCCTTATCCAGATAAAGAACTTGCTAAACAATACTTGCATTGGTTATTAGATTACTGCAAAGAGTTTAGCAATTAGTATCCATTCATCCTTAACAAAGATATTCTAAAGAGATTTGACCACCTTGTCAAGTGTCCACCACTCCATGACAGGGGTGGTTTTTTATTGTATGATGACTTCATACACATCAGACATCATGTTTCGCAACTTTAATTTTCTCATTGCCCTTCTCATTACACTTACTGGTGCTCTTGGGGTCATGATGGTCTTTGTCGTAATGTACAGTTTTGAGATGAGCAATTACATCAAAGACCACAATTGTGTGTCTACCGATAAGAGAACAAGGACTTATATGCAATCACTCCCAAATGGTAGTGGTGGGGTTATGATTGTGCCGCAGACAACTGTAGACAACTTCTATGAGTGTGAAATTGATGGTAAATACGGTACTTCATTCTGGTTCTGAAACCGTCACACCCCCCGCTTGACAGGGGGTTTTTTATGCCGTATTATAAATATGTTCTAAGAGATTTACATTTCTTCATAACCATCCAATCGGGTTCGATGTAAAACGCCCTTATATCTCTCCTTCAGGGTGGAGAGAAATATTTTTCTACTACACTTCCCTGGGTGTTAATACATTTTTAACACTTCAAATGGCTAATGCAACTCTTTCGCGTCAACGACTTGGCGCCAATACCTGGGAACAATTCTGTAACTGGGTTTCTTCAACCGACAATCGTTTGTATGTTGGTTGGTTCGGCACACTGATGATCCCAACTCTGTTGGCAGCAACCGTGTGTTTCCTCGTCGCATTCATTGCGGCACCTCCCGTCGATATTGACGGTATCCGTGAGCCAGTTGCTGGTTCACTTCTCTACGGTAACAACATCATCTCTGGTGCAGTTGTTCCTTCCTCCAACGCTATTGGACTTCACTTCTATCCCATCTGGGAAGCAGCTTCTCTCGATGAGTGGCTCTACAATGGTGGTCCTTACCAGTTGGTAGTCTTCCACTTCCTGATCGGTGTCTTCTGTTACATGGGTCGTGAGTGGGAACTCTCCTACAGACTGGGTATGCGTCCTTGGATCTGTGTAGCATATTCGGCTCCTGTAGCTGCAGCTGCTGCTGTGTTCCTCGTTTATCCCTTCGGTCAAGGATCTTTCTCTGATGGTATGCCTCTTGGTATCTCTGGTACTTTTAACTACATGTTGGTATTCCAAGCAGAACACAACATCCTTATGCATCCGTTCCACATGCTCGGTGTTGCTGGGGTATTCGGTGGATCTCTGTTCTCTGCTATGCACGGAAGTCTGGTTACTTCTTCACTCGTCCGTGAAACCACTGAGAACGAATCTCAGAACTACGGTTACAAGTTCGGTCAAGAAGAAGAGACATACAACATCGTCGCAGCCCATGGCTACTTCGGTCGTCTGATCTTCCAATACGCTTCGTTCAACAACTCACGTTCACTCCACTTCTTCCTGGCCGCCTGGCCTGTTGTAGGTATCTGGTTCACCGCTATGGGTGTATCGACAATGGCCTTCAACCTGAATGGATTTAACTTCAACCAGTCGATCATTGACTCACAAGGTAAAGTGATCAACACCTGGGCTGATGTTCTGAACCGTGCTGGACTCGGGATGGAAGTAATGCACGAGCGTAACGCTCACAACTTCCCACTGGATCTGGCCACCACTGGCACAGAAACAGTTGCTCTGACCGCACCTTCTGTTGGTTGATATGACTACACATCTTGATAGTAAATCTTTAGAGATTGTATATCTGATGTGGCCTAATATCATCAAACACACACATCAAGGGACCGTAAGGTCCCTTTTTGTATAACATAGTAAGGTAGCGGAAACATAATGGAACAAGCAACCTCTGAAGGCTTTGCAGCTTTCCTTCTTCTATCCACATTCAGTGGTATTTTTCTAACACTCTTACTATCATTTTCTATTTTTGATCCCTAACTACACAGATAAATGGTAGCATCCACTCTTACACAACCGAATACTCAGAGGGGATGGTTCGATATTCTTGATGACTGGCTGAAGCGAGATCGTTTCGTATTCGTCGGTTGGTCAGGACTCTTACTCTTCCCATGTGCATACCTAGCCATTGGTGGCTGGTTAACAGGCACAACATTTGTTACATCATGGTACACTCATGGACTTGCTTCTTCTTACTTGGAAGGTGCTAACTTCCTCACCGCGGCTGTATCGACCCCTGCAGATTCTATGGGGCATTCTCTTCTTCTCCTTTGGGGTCCTGAGGCTCAAGGAGATTTTGTACGGTGGGCACAACTTGGTGGCTTTTGGGCCTTTGTAGCCCTCCATGGAGCCTTCGCTCTCATCGGATTCATGCTCAGGCAGTTTGAGATTAGTCGTCTCGTAGGGATTAGACCATACAATGCGATTGCTTTTTCGGGTCCTATTGCCGTATTCGTTAGCGTATTTCTCATCTATCCACTTGGACAATCCAGTTGGTTCTTTGCGCCGTCATTTGGTATCGCAGCGATCTTCAGATTTCTATTGTTCCTTCAAGGATTTCATAACTGGACACTCAACCCCTTCCATATGATGGGCGTGGCTGGTATCCTAGGTGGAGCACTTCTCTCAGCCATCCATGGTGTAACCGTTGAGAATACTCTCTATGAGGACGACAATGGATCGAATACATTCAAGGGTTTCCAATCGGATCAAGAGGAAGAAACTTATTCGATGGTTACAGCAAACCGTTTCTGGTCCCAGATCTTTGGGATCGCCTTTAGCAATAAGCGCTGGCTGCACTTCTTTATGCTTTTTGTTCCAGTTATGGGACTTTGGACTAGTTCTATTGGTATCATTGGTCTTGCACTTAATCTTCGTGCTTATGACTTTGTGAGCCAGGAACTGAGGGCAGCAGAAGACCCAGAGTTCGAAACTTTCTACACCAAGAACATTCTCTTGAATGAAGGTCTTCGTAACTGGATGGCTGGTGTTGACCAACCTCATGAGAACTTTGTCTTCCCAGAAGAGGTACTCCCAAGGGGTAACGCACTCTGATGGATGACTCAGAGAAGAAACCTCCTGAAGAGGAGGAGAAGGATGTCAGTGAAATGACACCTATAGAGTTCCGACACATTAAAGATTGGTTGGAACGACTTTACAAAAACTCTGATACATGATATACTGGGGGACAAGAGCCCCCTCTTTTTTTATGAAAATTTTTCTAGACACAGCAGACACTGAAGAAATCAAACACTACTGGGGTACTGGCCTCATCGATGGTGTAACCACAAACCCTTCACTCATTCGTAAGAGTGGTAGGAAACCAGAAGATGTATATGAGGAACTGGTAGAAGCCGGTGTTCCTGACATCAGTATGGAAGTCATGGGTAACGCCGACCAAATGTATGAGGAAGGTGTTAGACTGGCTGACAAGTTTGGATCATTTGCCACTATCAAGATCCCCTGTACTCGTGAGGGACTGATGGTGTGTGGTGGTCTGAGTGAGAAGGGCATCAAGACTAACGTCACCCTGATCTTCTGTGCCTCCCAGGCTATTCTGGCAGCCAAGGTTGGAGCCACCTATGTGTCACCATTCGTTGGTCGTCTGGATGACCAGTCTGTGGCAGGTCTTGAGGTTGTCAGATCTATCGCAGACCTGTATCGTATTCATGGTGTAAAGACACAGGTACTCTCTGCATCTATTCGTAGTGTCCAACGAGCTGTCCGTTCGTTCTACAACGGAGCACACATCTGTACCCTTCCCCCAAAGGTTCTGGAACAGATGGTTGATCACATCCTGACTGATAAGGGTATGGAAATCTTCGAGAAGGACTGGAGTCAAGTTCAGTATGATCGATGATTTATTTTTCAAACCATCACTAGATCTGGATAGGTTTCAGTATTCTGTCTTTCTTACTCATGCTTCAGTGAAGGAATTGGAAGAAGATCTACTGTTTAAAAATACTTACTGGCAGATTGCAAAACATTTTGATGATTGTCAAAAAGAATTTGATGTTTGGTTTGATGAATCTGTTGCGGTCACACAACCACCTCCAGAACCACCCAAACCTCCAGGACCACCCAAACCTCCACCAGTCGGTGAATATGATTATGAATACGATGAATTCAGTACCACATACTTAGGAGTAAGCTCTTACTAATTATTATGGAACCAAAAGTTTTTGATGATGGTGCCTTCACCATCGATAAAGGTAACTGGGGTTATCAATCCTTTGATAGGGAGGGTAACAAACTTATCCTCTCCCTATCAGAATGGGAGTGTGAATTCTGGTCTCGTAGATACCTCAAAGCTCAACAAGATGGTGAGTGGCCTGAGGAATCTAGAGTCATGAATGATGGTAAGGTTGGTGGTAAATTGTAACCTCTAAATATTATGTCAAAAAGAAAAGGAAAATTTCCTTGGCCTTATTATATTGACGAGGACTGTAAGACAGTGTACACTCACGTTGAAAGTGGGTGGCCCACAGTTATGATTGTCCCCCAGAAAGTAGAAGAATACTTTCCTGGTTACAAGAGTTGTCTTGTATCATCAGTATATCTTGAAGAACTTAAAAACAATGAAAGAGAATCCTGACTTTCCATTTCCTCACATCTTAGACCACAAGATTAATAATGTTTATATCTTGGCCACTTACGCGACTAGTTCACGTATCCCTCTTTATATGAATCAGTATTATCCTGGTTGGTCTTGGACACTTATGCCTAAGGAATTGTTTGATGAGATTCCTGAAAGATTAGAAAATGACACACGACCATAGTACAATCCCCCTAGGAACAATCCTGGGGGGATACCTAATTGGATACTTAACTATACTCACACCACTTCTATTCATACTCCTATGAACTTCACAGTTTATTCAAAGAACGGGTGCCCATATTGCACCAAAGTAAAACAAGTTCTACAACTGGCAGAACTTCCCTTTGTAGAATACAAACAAGGTACAGACTTTACCAAGGAAGAATTCATCAGTGAGTTTGGTGAAGGTGCAACCTATCCTAGAGTCCTCAAGAACGAAGAAGTTCTTGGTGGATGTACGGAAACAGTAAAATATTTGAGAGAAAACAAGTTGGTATAATGCACCAGAACATGGAAGATGATGAACTAAATAACAGCGAAAGTAACATTCCCCATATCAATAGAGGGGTTGAGTTACTACTTAGAAACAAGAGGAGGAACCAAGAGCAACCCAAATTCTTCCAAGTGAAGTTTGGTAAGGTACTCTCCTTATTCAGAAGAGAGTTACATCTTTACATAGACTTCAGTTTGGACTATCGTAAAGTAGAATCTTCTGAGGAGAAGTAAAATGTTAGCAGTCACTCTCACATTCGCTGTTCTTTCGTCACTATTATTCCTGGGACTTGGATCGGTTATCGGATATCTTTTTAGAGAATATTCTTATGATCAAGCATCAAGATATATTCCAACACACCCAGAGATGTTTGATGAGAACGGACAACTCATCGCTGATGAGGTCTTCTCAGTAAGATTCGAGAATCCAGAAGCTCTTGATGAAGAGGAGTCTTAACCTCCCTTAAATACCTACACTGATTTAACACACAATACAATGGCTACATCAACAAAGACTAAGTTACCTCCCAACCCTTTCATCCATGAGATCCTTGAGGTTGTGAGTAAGGCACGTTCTAAAGATAAGAAGGCAGAGATTCTTAAAGAGAACAGAAATGATGCTCTGACTGCCCTTCTTATCTGGAACTTCGATGATACTGTCCTCTCAGTTCTTCCTGAGGGTAATGTTCCTTACGAACCTAATGATGTTCCTGTAGGGACTGACCACACCACACTCCGTAGAGAATGGAAACAACTCTATAACTTTGTGAAGGGTGGTAACGATAGTCTGTCTCACGTTCGTCGTGAGTCTATGTTCATTCAGATCCTTGAAGGTCTTCATCCTAATGAGGCTGAGATCCTGTGTCTTGTGAAGGATAAGAAACTTTCTCTGAGGTACAAACTCACAAGAGATGTTGTAGAGAAAGCTTTCCCTGATATCCAATGGGGTGGTAGATCTTAATGGCAGATAGAATCAAAGTCATCCATACTGATTGTGAAGCTTCACTCGCTAAGGATAGATCTCTGCCCAACAACAGTTGTCTTGTTATCTACATTGAAAATAACAAACGTAAGTACGATATTGTTATGAGTAGTAAGATGGTTCTCATCTTTGATGAGTACTATGATAGGTACAAAGAGAATTTAATTAGTATCATTTACACTGAGGGTAGAGTAAACCCAAGGATGTGGGGTGTTGAAAAGAAAGAGGACAAGAAAAAATGAGTGAAGGTTTTGATATTAAGTTTGAGGGGATTGATATGAACCCTGACCAGGTTCAGGCACTCCTCAAAGAGTATAAGAAGTTTAAGAAGTATAAGAAGTCAAACCTCTTTGCTATCAAAGAGTTGAGTGGTGATGAGACCATCATCAAGAACCTGGTAGAAAAGTATGGAAATGAAGACACTTGACATAAATAACTACAGTGGTCTATAATAGACCTGTCGTTCATCAACCGTAAGGTTGACGCAAGTAAGCCGACTCGGAACGGATTTCGTTCATCCTAAAAGTTACTATGGAAGCCTTGCTCACACTACTCGCTCTACCTGTTGTTGTCATGTCATCCATCGCGGGTGTACCATGTGCATATCAAGGAGAGGTAGTAGATGTTGTTCAACAGGATACAACGATGACTCAAGAGGAAAAGGATACCTTTATCTCTAGAGTAAAAACTAAGTACCCTCAGTGTTTCGTAGGAAATTCTTAGGACGCAAAAGCCGACTGAAGGAACGGGGATTAAAACACCCTATTATTTCAGGAGAAACACCATGGCACAAGTTGTTTACAGAGGAACCGCATACGACACTGTACAGCGTCGTCAAGCCAAGACCCAAGAACAGCAACCTCATTATGTAACAGAAACCTATCGTGGTATCCGTTACAACAAGGAGGTTAAGTGATGAAGAAACTGAACGTCCTTCATATCATTAGAAAGAAGGCACAGAAAGTCAGTCGTTTACACCAGGCTCAACTGGTACTTGCAAAATCGAAATGATACACAGGGGGTTGACATGACCCCCTTTTTTTATTAGTATACATATATGAATGTTGCTCGATCTATATGGAAAGAGACAAACTTAAACTGATAGTTCGTAACTTGAAACTATTAGTCGATGCCTTGGAGTCTGAGGTCTTCTCTGATCCAGAGGCATATAAGGTTCAAGATGATTATGTTCCACCCTTAGCCGATTACGATGAGGTCTTTGAAGATGATGAATGATTCTGTATCACGAGATCTAAATTTTAGAGCTCAGTGTTTGAATCTATTGATGAAACGTTTTGGAAACACAGGTGCATCTAACAAGAGCATCTATGAGTGTGCTAATGAGTGGATCGAAAAGGGAAACAAAATTACACACGGTTTGGTCTCGTACTACGAGACTTATTTCAATGAGGAAAACAAAAAAGGCAGCTAAGTACATCGTCAAAAATCCTGACCTATTCACTGCTGGTGAACAGGCCTACGCTGAGCTCATACTCAAAGCTAAAAAACTACAAAAGAAAGCAAAGAAACAGAATGAACAACGCAAAACTGATCTCGGTGACACCTGACGCTGAGGAACATATTGCATACTGTGCTAGGGTTTCTAATCCTGGTAACCAAGATAATGAAAAGTATGCTGGTCTAATCAAATATTGTATCAAACACCAGCACTGGTCTATCTTTGAACAGGCGTTCATGACTCTGGAGATTGAAACTTCTCGTGGTATTGCAGCTCAAGTCCTGCGTCACAGAAGCTTCACCTTTCAGGAGTTCTCTCAGAGATATGCTGATTCATCTTTGTTGGCATCTGAGATCCCACTACCTGAACTTCGTCGTCAGGATGAGAAGAATCGTCAGAACTCCACTGATGACCTTGACCCAAAGTTGGTAGAGATCATGGACAAACAGATGATCACTCTGTTTGATTCAGCCATGGCACTCTACGAACAGATGTTGAAGGCGGGTGTGGCTAAGGAGTGTGCAAGGTTTGTACTCCCCTTGGCCACTAAAACTAAGATGTATATGACAGGTTCTATTCGTTCCTGGATTCATTACATCGAACTGAGATCAGCCAATGGTACTCAGAAAGAACACATGGATATTGCCAACTCCTGTAAGGATATCTTTAAGGAACAGTTCCCTGTGATTGCAGAGGCTCTGGACTGGTAATAAATATTCACACATATTGAGGAAGTATGGCATCGTACCCCGTGAGAAACACCGAAACTGGTGAACAGAAAGAAGTTGTGATGAGTGTCCATGACTGGGATCAATGGAAGATCGATAACCCAGAATGGATACGTGATTTCTCAGATCCTAGAACCTGTCCCATGGCAACAGAGGTTGGTCACTGGTCTGACAAGATTATGAGAACACATCCAGGTTGGAATGATGTTCTCCACGCAGCTTCTAAGCAACCAGGTGCAACAGTAAAACCCTTTAGTTAAGTATGGCAAGAAGAAAGTCTGGGATTGGTAACACCAGTCCTGTCCCATTTGGCATGGACAACAAAAGAATGAAGAGAAAGAAACCAATCAATCTTGATTATATCAAGAAGATTGAACCTCTGACTGACAATCAACAAGAGTTTTTTGATAAGTATAAACTTGATCAGAACTTAGTTGCTTATGGATGTGCGGGAACGGGTAAGACTTTCATCACCCTATACAATGCATTGAAAGATGTATTGAATCCTAGTTCTCCATACGAAAAGATCTATATCGTTAGGTCTTTGGTGGCTACAAGGGAGATTGGTTTCCTACCAGGAGACCATGAGGATAAGTCATCCTTGTATCAGATTCCTTATAAGAACATGGTTAAGTACATGTTCGAGATGCCAACTGACAATGACTTTGAGATGTTGTACGCCAACCTCAAGGCACAAGGTACCATCTCATTCTGGTCCACATCATTCATCCGTGGTACCACACTTGATAATGTCATCGTTATCGTTGATGAGTACCAGAACCTGAACTTCCATGAACTGGACTCTATCATCACTCGTGTGGGTGAGAACTCTAAGATTATGTTCTGTGGTGATGCCACTCAGACAGACTTGGTGAAGACAGCAGAACGTAATGGTATCGTTGACTTCATGAAGATCTTGAAAAATATGCCATCATTCGATATAATTGAGTTCCAAGCCGAGGACATCTGTCGAAGTGGACTCGTCAAGGAATACATCATTGCTAAACTTGAATTAGATCTTTAATGTTCAGACAATTTCCCATCACTCTCGTCGATAATTTTTTCGATGATCCATATAAGATAAGGGAATTTGCTTTGTCATGTAACTTCTCAAAAGTTTCAGGGAATTATCCTGGAGAAAGAACCGAAATGTTATCGGAGGTTCATCCGACATATTTTAATTCTTTCTGTCATAGATTGTTCTCATTGTTTTATTACTATGAACCAAATCCTCAAGTGGTTTGGCGTGTCTCTACCAATTTTCAAAAAATATATCCATTTGATGACGACAAATCATCTCCATTGAATAGTGGATGGATACATAGTGACGATCATTCATGTATGGCAGCAGGTGTAATCTATCTGAATCCCAAATCAAATCTAGACGCGGGAACATCATTCTATAAAATGAAAGATGATGTGTTTGATACTAGGAGTATCAATTATGAATTGAGAAATGATCTCTACGCAGACAAAAAAGTTGATCCTGATTTATATAAAAAAGAATTAGTTAAACTTGAATCTCTTTATGACAAAACATTAGAAGTAAAGAATGTCTTCAACAGAATGGCATTCTATGGTTCTGATATCTCTCATAAAGAAAATAATTTTGTTGCAAGTGATGATGAACCTAGACTAACTCAAGTTTTCTTCGTTCATAAGATCCAATCAAACATACAAACGTCACCTTTACCAAGACTACAGGAGTACGGAATTGAGTTTTAATCATGTTGAAGTTGTAATCCCATCACTAGAACGTAAAACTATTGATGGGGTTCGTTATTATGACACTCCCGATGGACAGAAGTTAGTTTCCATCACCTCTATTATCAGTTGGATTAACCGCGAAAAGTTTCGTGAGTGGAGAGCCAAGAAGGGTGAAGAGGAGGCAAATAGAATCACCAAGGCAGCAACCAGTCGTGGTACAGATATGCACACACTGGTTGAACACCACTTGAAGAATGAAGAACTACCTGAGGTACAACCCTTATCCCAGTTCTTATTCAGGCAAGCCAAACCAGACCTTAGTAACATCGATAACATACATGCCATCGAACAATCACTATTCTCGAAAGAGCTTGGCATCGCTGGTACTGTTGATTGTATTGCTGAGTATAATGGTGAACTTGCTATAATCGATTTCAAGACTAGTGCAAAACCTAAGCCTGAGAAGTGGGTTGAAGATTATTTTGTCCAGTGTGCAGCATACGCTTGTATGTTAGCGGAGTTAACTGGTATAATGGTAAAGAAGTTTGTTATTATTATGTCCTGTGAGGACGGTGAGTGTAAAGTCTATGAACAATATGACAAAGGAAAGTACATCAAGTTACTCTCCGAATATATTAGAGAGTTTGTTGAATTCAAGTTACAATCCTATGGCAAAGCCTGAACCTAGCATTGAAGATCTCATCCAGAAGAAATTCTATTCGTCAAAGAAGTTTGCCGAAGAGATCGAGGCCATTGTTCATGAGAACAAAGGTATGAAATACATTGATGCTATTGTGTTCTTTTGTGAGAAGAATAACTTGGATGTAGATTCAATTCCTAAGTTGGTATCCAAACCACTGAAAGAAAAGTTGAGAGCTGAGGCTATTGACTTGAACCTTTTGAAGCGTACTTCACACGCTAAGCTTCCATTGTGATCCCTAAAGTGAAACCCTTTGACGTATATAAATGTTATCTCGGATTAAAGAATCACTTCACGAAACCAAAGTACGACTACGTGAGGTACGCTGGCAAGTCAAGAGCGTCATTGCAATCCTTCTACAAAAGGAAGGATAGATTCTTCTTCGAGAAGTTGTCACGTCAGAAGGATGACGGAGAAGTATTGAACTTCTTCGTGAGCAACTTTGTTGCGTGTGATGATCCCCAGTCACTATGGATTGGTGAGATCGTTCGTAATGGTGAGACCAATTACAATGAGTGGCAGAAGAGAGTTCAGTCTCTCACCTATGTGTTCCGTCAGGAATCAGAGTCACTCTTTGACAACCATAAGGTAGATGAGGTGTTTGATTGTTCAAAGGGACACCCCATTCTCCTCAAGAAGTATCTGTCAAAAGATATTTCACTGGAGACCCTTATCATTTACGATAGTATCTTTGGATATGTAAAAGACTTTGACAAAAAACTAAAGGACCCGGTGTGGGAATCCGTATCTATTCGTATTAAGAAATATTTTTCTTTCATACATATAGATGTATTTAAATACAAGAAAATTTTAAAGGAGGTAGTGATCGATGGCCGTTAGTAATACAGAGGCTCTTGAAAATCTTTACAAACAAAGAGAGCAACTGATTGAACAAATCAGAGCTGGTGAAACAACTGTGTTGAAAATCACTGGTGCTATTGAAGTACTGGAACAATTGAAAACAGAAGAGCCAGAAGTAGAAACTGTTGAACCAGAAGTCTATAATCTTGGTGAAGAATCGACAGAAGAATCAACGGAGGAGTGATGAGTTTCTTTCAATCTAAAATCGTCCAAGACGAGATGAAAGAAATTTCTGAGCTTCAGGAACAGATTTACATGCATGTCTTTCAGTTTGCCACCATGGACAAAGATGAAAAGATTAGACATGTTGAGTTGTTGGAGGAGTTGTTGAAGAAACAACAGGTCCTCTACACTCGTTTAAGTTTGTCCGATGATCCAGAAGCGAAAGCAATGAAGGACAATATCATGGACTCTGCAAGGTCTCTGGGTTTCCCAGAGGATGTAGACCTGGGATATGTCTTCTCAAACATGACAAACATCATCGACGGGATGAAGGAATCCATTAAGGAGACTTGACTCCCCGAATCGATGGTGTAGAATATGGGCTGGCTGATCCCTTAAGCTAAGGTAACAGACCAAATACTAACTAATACGGAGTAATACGAATGGGTTTTTCTGACCTCAAAAAAAGTTCTTCTCTTGGTGGATTGACTGCCAAGCTGATCAAGGAAGTAGAGAAGCAAAATAAATCTGGTGGTAATGCCATCGACGATATTCTCTGGAAACCAGAGATGGGTAAAGAGGGTGTAGGTAGTGCTGTAATTCGTTTCCTCCCCGCTCCCGATGGTGAAGACATGCCATGGGCAAAGTTATTCACTCATTTTTTCAAAGGTCCTGGTGGATGGTATGGTGAGAACTGCCCGACCACTAAAAATG